GTACCGTTCCTATGAGGACGTATGTGCCCGAGACGGAAAGCTTCTCAAGATATACCTCTGCATATGCGCCAGGGACATCCGTGCCCCAATCCGTGATATTCACCGAGACAGTGAAGCCCGAAGCCGTAGGAGTGCCGGACATGCTTATTGATGCAGTCGGTGCCTTAAGCTTCTCGGTTATTACACGATAAGCATTCGAGTACGAAGGCACTGAGTCGTGTGTCGTCTTGACCCTTGCCCAGAGACACTCATCCTCGCTGACCAGCTCGCTCGTTGTCATCGCTAGCGTGTAATTGGTCTTGCCGGCTGCATAGTTGTATGTAGTGCCATCATTCCACGATGCGTCATTCGGGCATCTCGTATTTGCATCAGGTTTGCCGATGTAATACTGCGGAACGATGCTGTCGACACTATAAACAGAACCCTTGATGGTCACGTTGTATGTCAGCTGGTAATAAAGGGTCTTTTTCGAATACGTGACCTCTCCATTGCTCCATTTCGCCTCAGGCGCGGTGTCTATTACGTGCCGTTCGCCTACGATCTTCGACTTACCATTCGGGCCTACTGCTCTGATCTGGAAGCGTCTTGTCGTTCCGAGAGTTGTGTCCGTGTAGGTATAGCTCGACTCGTTTGCCTTTGCCCAATCTGACCATCCTGTATCAGAATCAGGGTTGTTGTCGCACTTCGTTCTGTATATGCAGTGGTGATACCACTGATGGCTTGTGTCGCTCGATTCTACTGACCATGCGAATGTGGTCTGGTTTGCAGACACGTTCGTCACGGTGAGAGTAGGCTCCGAAGGGCTCTTGACGTCGTAAACAGCCGAAGAGCTGTCCCACTTTGATGCCGCATACTTGCTCGTAGGTGAGCGAAGTATCTGCGTCTGCACCTGGACCTTACTGATCTTATCGGTCGCGCTCAGCGTAAAGGAGTACGTAGTCGCACTCTTGCCAACTGATTTCGTGACCCACTTCAGCCACTTTTTGCCGTTGTGCCTTCTGTAGCGCACGCTCTGGCTGTCTGCGTCCTTAGTCTTTATTTTCCACTTTGCCGTAAACTTGCTGCCGCTTCTTGATATTGATAAGCCGGTATTGGCTGCAGTTGTTGTCTTACTCATGTATGCTCCTTAAATGGTGCCCATCCGCACCTGTCTGCGAAGCTCACGCGCAAACCTCTGCGCATACTGCTCAGGATTCTCTGCTCCGTTTGCGTTCAGAGTGACGTTGTACGTATTGCCTCCACTTGAGGCTTCCTTGATGTCACGCATCAGAGCCGCCCTGCCGTACAGTATCTCATCATTACGTTCACCGGCTCCGAAAAGAGTCGCTTTGTCGAACATGTACGGAGTATCTTCAGCCTTCTTGTACCATGATACGCTGAAGGATGGCATGGAGCCCTTACCTCCAATACCCCACGGTGCAGAGCCTCCGGATACACTAAAGTGTGGAAGTTTCAATCCGCTGAATATCTTACCGATACTGAGCGGGAAGAAACCTTTTATTTTGTTGAGAATGCCTCTGACTTTCTCTTTTGCGCTCTCGATAGGCTGCAGGAGTCTGGTCTTGATACCATTGGCAGCTGCCGTGACTTTGCCCCATATAGCCGCGCCGAGGCCTCTGACGATCGATGCGCCTATTCTGGCTATAGCCGAAACCACTCTCGGCATACCCGAGATGATTCCCTTTGCAAGGCCGATAATAAGCTTAAGACCGGCAGAAAGTATTGCTGGTGCCTTCTCCACCAACTTGGTGACAAGTGTCGTTGCAAGTTCGCCCGCTTTCTCACCGATGTCTCCGGATTTACTCATCAGACCACTAATAAGCTGCCCGATCAGATCCGCTCCGGCCTTGAGCAGTTTCGGAGCGATTTCCGCTACCTTCGACGCTATTCCCTCAATGCCCGCAACGATATCATCAAGTCCACTCATGTCCCCGGTGAACATCTTCGCGAGGCCGTCTGTGACCTTTGTCGCTGCAGGAAGGAACTCTGACATCATACGGTTTTTGAGTCCCGTCATAGTCATCTGCATCGTTGTGACAGAATCCGTAAAGTCCGCTGATGCCTTAACCGCTGAATCTGACATTACCATGCCATATTTTTCGGCGATGTCCATCTGCTCCTTGATCGCTTCGGTTCCACCATTTAGCAATGGTCCGAGTTCTGTCGCGCCGCGGCCTAGAAGTTGTGATGCGAGCGCGGTCCGCTGCGTCTTGTCTTCCATCTGAGAGAGTTGCTCTATTGTCTTTGAAAACAGCTCTCCTTGTGACATATTTGCGACCTGTTCCTGACTGATGCCAAGCTTCTGGAACGCTTCGGAGTTGTTTGCTGCAGCACTCGACAGCGTCTTCATCACAGGAGCCATCTTGCCGATGTCTGTGCCTGCCCTCTGCAGTACATAGTCCCATTTCTGATATTCTTCAGCCGAGAAGCCTATCTTCTGCGACATCTTATCGACATTGTCTCCGTATGCCGCTGTTTCCTTTATGCCCTTTTTCAGAGCGGCACCACCAATAGCAAGACCTCCGGCAAGTGCCGCACCTGCGATGGCTGCACCCTTTGCGAGCTTCCCGCCGAAGCCTTTGGTGAATATCCCTCCGACTTTCGTACCGGCAGTACCCGCTTCGCCACTGAGCACATTCGTTATCTGTCCCGTTATGCCTTCGGCTTTAGGTATTATTTGTACATATGCTTGACCGAGATCAGCCATTCGTATGTCCTCCTAAAATGGCGGCCTTTTCCGCCTCAAATGCTTCCACGCTGGCAAATACTTTGCTGTTGCTCTTGAGGCCCTTGTCCCTTTTCTCGAGAAACTTTGACAGGAGCGTGTTATTGTTGTCCTTGCTCCATCCGTCAAGAATCGTTGCCAGCATAACTGTAGACCAAGAGGCCTTTAGCCCCTGCTCTTTCAGTCTTATCCTTGAATCCATCCCCAGCCCCGACGCAAGAATTGCCAAGTACGGCAATTCGATGCTTTTGATGTCATATATGTGATAGGTCTCTGCCATGTCGCATATAAGAGCATTCTTGTCGAGCGCCAGCATCCGAGCCAGGGCTATGAATTTTTTGTTTCTTCGTCATTATTCTCGAGGAACATATCTGCGAAGTCTTCCCACATCCAATCCGAAACGACATCACCCTTCTCATTGCGATTCGAGTTTTTCCATTTCGCTATCTGTGAACGTGTGAACACTTTTCTTATGACCGCATACATATCCCTGAGTAACAGCATGTTATCTTCGTTTGAGCGGTCTTCCTCCGGTATGTCCTGTATCTCGAGGATCTCCGTAAACCACTCCATTACTTCCCAATCCGCAAACACATCATTGTCGTATTCATATACGAATCCGTTCTTGGTTGAGCCTTTAACAATTGCCATTCTTTCCACCTCCTAAAAAGCCCCCGGACACGAATGTGCCCGGAGACTCCATTAAGCTTATGCGCTTGGCTCTTTGATGTACTCTTTGTGGTTGAACCCCGCAGTAGAGTCATAAAGTGCTGTAAGAGTGATATCGTAGCCCACAGCCTCGTTGCGTCTGTAGACGATCTCTCCGATAGAGGAGATCTTGCCGTCAGGAATTACGATTCTCTTAAGAACACCATCACGCATTATGGTCTCGAAAACCCATACGGATTCTTCCGGCTCAGCACCGTCGACCTCTACAGAAACCCCTGCAGCAAGGGTGCCACTTACGTTGCTTGCACCGAAAGTAGCTTTGAGCACGTTCGGATCCAGTGCGCTGATCAGCTTGAATGCGAATGTATCATTCACATCGTTCTGTACGGTCAGCACTGTCCTTCCGCCCATTTCCTTGATGTCTTCCGAGCTTATCTCGTAGTTGTTTGTGAATCCGTCTTCGCTGAGGTATCCAAGACTAACATATGTGTTTGCGAGTGCGGTCGTCGCATCGGTCGGAAGGGTCGTACCCTTCGGAGCCTTATAAACTACCCCGCTGACTCCTGGCTTTGCAGCCGTTACTTCTGCCATATCTTGCCTCCTAATTGTGGTACGTAATAACAAAAACCGCCTGATAGCGATAACGCTTCGTGGCGGAATCTGTAAAGTTATAATCTGAGTTTAGGGAGATGTCGAAAACGTTAGTCACCGCATCTCTTATGTCGAGCATCCATTCAACAACATCCGCATTCAGCGCCGCCGCTTCAGCAAGTGTCTTGCCGTATGACTGCACTGCCATTGTTGCCGTGTATATCTGCTCGTTATACGAGCCGCCCGTCTTCTCCATCACGATGCACTTTGCAGGCATCTCCGGAGTGCGTTCAAAACGGACAGGTATATTGGTCTTGGTCTCAAGATAGCTTTTCACGATGGTCTCAATCATATCTCTCCACCATCACTTTCTTGTTCCAATCGAGCGGTGTCAGATGGTCCATGCTCTGGATCACGAAGCCTACAGCCTTCCAGCGATGTCCCCAGAAGGAGACTATCTGGTCTTCCCACTCATGGTCATCGCCTTTAGGTATCGCAAGCTGGCAGACCGCTTTCCTCCCTGATAAATTCAACGTGTCTAAAACTTCGGAACTCGTTACCGGCGAAATCAGGACGTTCTCCACAGAGATAGGCGTTCCGTCGGTCTTTGTCGGCTCTCCGAAAGCATCGGCTGCACCATCCACCTGCGGGATGATCAGCACTGTCGCTCCGCTAATTTTCGGCATTCTGCTCCTCGTAGTAGAAGTCTATGACTCCGTACTTCTGTCTGCGGAGGCCGAGTCGCTTGAGGTCGTTGTTCATGATAGCGCTCGCTATGCCACCACCCGGGATGGCGTAGGTGCCCGACCACGAATAACCATTCGCGCTTTGGCTCTCCTGTGACAGTGGGTCGCCTGACTGAGTCTGCCTCATAGCCCTGATGACTACATCGCAGGTGACCAGTTTAAGGACGCTCGAATAGGAGGCATCTTCAGCCATAGCTTCGAGATCCTTGCCGACTTTATTAGCTTCGAGCCTCAAAGTATCACAAATCAGCGGGAGGAGCGTCGCAATGCGCTCCTGCTC